GACGACTGGAATCGTGATTCCTAATGCTGTCCATGAAACTGCATCACCCATTCAACGACCTCGCTTTGCCGGCCACCCAAGAATCCACAGCACAAGGGTTACAATCACCGCTGCGCCGAGCACTAACAGCCCGTGGGTCATAACACCCATTGCATGAACAAGCTTGCGGCCACGCCACACATCCCACCCAAAGCAAATACGGCAGCCGCCAAAACGGGAAAAAGTTGGCTGCTCTCTTCCTTGCCCGCTTGCACCCCATGCTGAAACGCCTCTACGCTCAAGCGGCGCTCGTTCTGTAAATCGTTTGTCAGGTGTACGAGTTTTGCCTCGTTTGCCTTTGCGAAATGCTCCCGGCACATCTGCGCCATTGTGCATTCGCACCCCCAAGGGTTTTCGGAAGAGACGAACCGATTGCAGTTGTCGAAGGGGCAGTGGACGGAGGCCGGTTTGGTCGGGTTCTCATCTAAGCGATTACTGTCTGTACTCATGGGACACCTCTGGTTTGTCTGGTCGGCACGTTTCCGCACGCTTTGCCGGCGTGGGCACCATGGCTGAGGATTGCGGCTTGACTCTCAGCCGTTCCTTGAGCCGATCAATTTCGGTCGCGTGAATGCGCAGATACTCCGCATAGGATTCCAGCTTGCCGTCGATGGCGTCCAGCTTCGCCATGCCCGCCTCGATCCGTTCTAACCGTTCCTCGCTTTCAGGATCCGTCAGGTGGGTCCGCAGCTCGTTCAGCGTTTCCTCGAGCGTTTTGACCGTCCCCACAAGCATCTGAAGTTGGTCCAGCCTATCTGGCTTGACCTCTTCTGTCGGAGCGAGCGGGTCGATCACCGGCAACTGATCCGGCGGAGGTGAAACAACGATCGGCTCGGGCACCGGTTGGTTGGCAAGAATCTCTCGCACTTCGAGCATGATCTCGCGCTTGAGCGAGCTTTCGTCCACGCGCTGGTACTGGCCGAACTGCTCGGGGGCAAACGCGGCGATTAGGATCAGCAGCACGATCATCACGGCCGTGCTGACAACGGCGCTTTGGATTGCGCCGCTCTTTCGGGTGAGGACTGCCGGGTCGCCATTCGTCGACATCGAAGTGTCTCCTTCTGTTTCGTCGCGTTGCCCGGATGTGCTTGGCGGGATGTAGTTATAGAGTTCCATCACGCGGGCTTCTCAGGCGCAGGCTGTTTGCCGAGGTTGTCGATCTTCTCCTCAATCGACTTGCCCCACTCGGTCAGTCGATCGATCTGCTTTGCGAGCACGGCCGTGGGGATCGAAATCAGGTCATCGACTTTGTTCTGTGTCCGGGCGGCCATTTCCTCCCAGTCGGTCGGCTTGCCCGTTTCAGAACGCTCTCGAAGTTCCTTGACGATGTAGCCGAATGTCTTCTTGAACACGAATCCGATCACGCCATAGGGCCCGAGCGAAAACCACGCGAGCGTAATGCCGAGGCCCCAGCCGCCGTAGGTCTTGATCTTGCTCAACAGCCCTTCGCGCGTGTCTTCGGCGGCGGCAATCGCCGTGGCCTTCACTTCTGCGGTCGTGGCGTCCAACTTCTTGTCGAGTTGATCGGCCTTTTCCGAGACGCCGGTGATCGCACCCAACACCCTGCCCAATAGCGATTCCGTCTGGGGTTCAACGGGAGTGACGGGCACCAATGGTTGAGCCGCCTCACCCGGCCCCGGCAAAACCGGCGGCGGCTCCCAGGTCGGGCCCGGCGTCGAACTGGCGGGCACCACGCCGGGAACACTTTGGGCCGGCTGGCCCGCTTGCATCCAATCCCAGAGCGGCCCCTGTGCGCTTCTCGAGGCCAAGGCGGGCCGGATGGGCACCTTTGGGTCAGTTGCGATCCATGCGGCGAGTGTGGCGTTCGTGCCTTCCCATGGTGCCCACCCGGTGCCCGTCCATCGGTACAGCCCTTGTCGCCCGCCGGGTGGAATCGGTCGGTTCACTCTTGCCCACGCAATCACCAACGGCTCGATTTGAGCGACGTTCAAGCCGAGGAGAGCCGTGAACGCAGCATCCCAACTTTTCGTCTCAAAGTGGCTTTCGATCAGGGCGGGCATGGCCCGGTAGGTCCGTTGCCAAGCGATCCATTCGGTCAACAAGAGCGCTTGGCTGTACATGCTGCCGATGTCGCGGGGATACTGCTGCCGGTTGAGAAACTGCCGAAGCGGTTCCCAGCGCATGGGCATACCCCGTGGATTCGTTTTGCCGGTTTCGGATTCCGCCAGCATGGCGCAGCCCTCATCAGCCCACCGCACCACGGGCCGCCGAAACCAGCTTGCCAAGAGCATGTGAGTTACTTCATGCGGGACGACATCGTTGACGAGCGCACTGCGGGTGCCTTCCCACTTTCCCTGCCAGCCGAACACCTCGCCGTTGTTGAACGCAAAGCTGGTGGCACCCCCGCCGGACGTAGAGGACGTTGGGCGAGCGGTGATATTGGCGGGTCTCGACCAGTCGGGCAGTTCGCGGCCGAACCAGCGAAGAGCCCACGTCTTCCGCGCTTCCTCCGCGGCCTCGGCAACAGCCCGGCTCGTTTCGACGTCGGACCCGCAAACCACGAAGTTGCCTTGCCCGCCCCGGGAGCGCACGCACTGGCCGAGGCAGTGGGGCGAGGCAAGCAGCACGATCGCCACGGCGAGTACAAGCCAGAATGGGCGCATGATCCGTGCTCCCGGCCTCCCGAATCGAGAACAGGGGCCCCGGCCGCCGGGAGGTCAACCGGGGCCCCGCAACGCGCTGGCCGGTTACGTGCCGGAGCTACTCGATGAGGTACTGACCGCGCGGCAACGGACCATGGCGCGCGGTTCCATGACCGCCGCTACGCCGCGCTCGCTGGCCTTGTACCGCAGGAAGATGTCCTGGTTAAAGGCCACGTCCGAATCCATGCCGGATTGCGTGACGGTGATTGGCCAGTTCTCCATGTAGGCGAACGCCTTGGCCGGGTCGCCGTAGAACCACGTAGCCGCCGCCTCGGAAGCCGATACGCCCTTGGCCACCATGCGGCGGTAGAGCTGGCGGGATTCCTCCAAGCGGATGTTCTTGCCTCTCAGCGGATTGCCGGAGACAGTCACCGTGTTGGTGTTAGTCGTCTCGCGAATCTCCGTGGCGTTCAGGATGCGGCGGCCCGTGGAGCCGAGTTGCGCGGGAACGAACAACGTCATCCCGTTGCCGCCCAACACAACTGGCTCCGACGTGTTCGGATCGAGCAGGTTGGTGAACAGGTCTTCGGCATTGTCGATGTCGGTCCAGTCGACCAATTCGTTACCGTCCAAATGGTTGATCCACTCGCCGGAGTCGGTCGACGAGTAGTACGTCTCGTAGTAGGTCCCCTTCCACTTGTACATACCCGTGCCGCTGGAGTAGCCGCAGTACATGTCGAGAAGTCGCTTCTCCTTGTTCAGCCCGAGCACCTCCCCGACTTCGGAGCATCGCCGTGCCAAGAGCCCCGTCCGGTCGAAGAAGATCGCCTCACGGGTAACGGGGATGATGAGGCCATACTTCGTGGTCGAGGGCGTCTCGATGTAGTCCTCCGAAACGCCGGCGTGCGGATAGGGCATCCCTTCGTGGACCGCCAGATTCGAGGCGTTGTCCGAAGTGGGATCCTTGATCTTGCCAATACCGGGGATCTTCTCCCCATCGAGGCGCGTCGGTACGGTCGGAATGAGCCGCGAGGCAACGAACGCCTCGCTTTGGAATGCTTCCATCACGCGGTTGATCAGAAGTTGCCCCATGATGTTGCTGAAGCCGGTTGAGTCGACAGCCTCCTCGGCTTCCCGCAGTTGACGTGCGCTCGGTTCGTTGCGAGGGTCGAACACATCGTTGACCGTTTGATAGCCCAAGCACTCCTCCGCAAGTCTGCGCAGGGAAAACTCTTCCATGCGGATACCGCCCGGCTCCCCCTTGCTGCCACGGCAAAGCGCTTCCCGCAACTCCGTCCTGCATCGATCAGGATCGGCCCGGTAGCCGGCCATCAGTTTCTTTGCACTAATCATCGGGTATAGCCTCCTTTCGTTAAGCGCCCGAGGTGCCGGCAACGCCGCCGTGCATCACAGTGGAAATGATTTCAACTTCCACCGTCGTGCGTGCGGTCGCCTCGCGGCGGGCACAACGACCGATGGCCAGAGCATGAGAGGCGACGGCAACCACCTTTTGGTCTTCGAGCTCGTCGCCGTCGGCGTTCTCGCATGCGCCGATCCGGTCCCCAACCTCAAAGGTGGCGGAGGCACACGTGAATTCAAAAACCCCACCGGTCGCCACGCGGATCGGGTCGGTGTCGCCCACGCGGCTCCGTTGCATGGCCACGCCGAGAAACACGCTTGCGAATAGCCACTGGTTCCCGGTGAGGTTTCCCTGATCGCTCTGCGAGCTGGCAGGGCGGACGTCATCCGTGTTGAGAAAACACAGATCGCCGATTTCCACGGCAACGGCTGAATCGACGGCGGCCAACACTGGGTTGGTGTCGCCGCGCCGATAACGGAGTTTATCTGCCATAGTAGTTTCGTCTCCTTTCTGCTTGCGGAAACCTCCGCGCTATTCCGTAATCGACTCGGCGAACCGGCTGAAGTCAAAGCTCCCGGCGTCATCCGACCCGCCGCTCGTCGCGTTCGACGGCGACGATTTCGCCTTGCCGGCCTTACTGGCCGCCTCGACGAGTTTCTTCCGATCCTCGATCAGCGCCTTGCGCTTGTCGCCGTCCTCTTCGGCGAGTAAGACGCCCAGGAACACCTCGCCCGGCTCTTCGAGCTTGGCCTCCTTCAGCTCGCCCATCACCGTGTCCCGGTGCTTGGCGGCGGCCTGGGCCTTCTCGGCCTCGGCCAGCTTGGCCTTGAGCGTGTCGAGCTCCGCCTTCATGGCCTTGGTCCCTTCGGCCTCGGCCAGTTCGGCCCGCAGTTCTTCGAGGAGGTCCGGCCGCTGGTCCTTCAGTTGAGCCAACGTGGCCTCTTTCAATTCGAGTGCATCCACGTGGGTGCCCTCCGTTTCAAGGTCAACGTGTTCAAACAGCCCAGCCGTCGTTGCCGGCTCGGCCACCAGGTCGACGGAGCGCACCGAGGTGATCGACTCCACCACGGTTTTCCCTCCGCGTCGTTTCGTTTTCCCGGTCGCGTCGTGGGAAAGCCCCACGTTCTCCGGAGAATGCTCGGCGTCCCAGAAAAGCTGCTCCGCCAGTGGGTGCGACGGATTGATCTGCAGATTGCCGTAGAGACCGTCTTCCCGCGATTCGACCTCCGACAGGCGGCCGATCCGATCACGGTAGCTGCGGGGCTCGCTCCCCTCGGCATGGTCTACGTTGACAGCCCGGCCTTCATAGAGCCCCTTGGCCTCACGGATCGCAGCCGGTTCATAGTGCCGGTTGTTCTTGCTTTCGAGCCCCAGGATCTTCACGCCGCGGATCACGCCAGCATCGCGGTCGACGTTTAGGGAGACGCCGCGGTTGATCGTGAGTTCCTGAAGCCGCTCCAAGCCCGGCGGATCCGCCGATTCCTTCTTCGCCCCGCCCTTCCGGTGCATCTCTTTCACTGCGGCATTGGCCGCTTTGATCGCAGCCGCCTCGGCCTTGGCCTCGGGGGTCCCCTTGGCCTTCTCCGTCTTGAGCGTCTTGTTGGCGACGGTCATCCACATCCGTGCCTCGGCCTCGCTCTTGATAGAAGAGTTCTTGGCTTTGGCGTCCTTTGTGGTCCAGGGCATGTCCGACACCTCACGCGCATGAAAAAAGGGCCCGGCCGATTCCAGATGGGCTTGCCATCCAAATCGACCGGGCCCGGTTGTTCCGATACCCGCTAGTCAGCAGCAGCTACGACTTAGGTCACTTGTCCGTCCCCTTGAGTTCACGCTCCAACGTTCGAGCTTTGCCCGCCTCGAAAATCGCCACCACGCCCACGCGGCCGTAGAAATCGGTTCCCTCGGCCTCGGTCCAAAGCTGGTCGAGCCGGCGGTGGGCGATGTCCCTCAGCGTGGGCTCGGCCTTCGGTTTCGGTGCCGTTTCCTGAGGCAATAAGCCAGATTTACCAGATTTGCCCATACTGTGTCAAGACCTCCTTGCCTCTGAATTACGCTGCTGCCCGTGCTATCATCGCCTCCCGACGCCTGATAATCTCCTCGACCGCGGCACGCCGGGCTTGCCGGGCGGCAACAGATTCCCCCTTGATCGCCTGGGGGCTCAACAGGCGCCCGTCTGGCCCGATGAAGTCGATCCACTCGGGGGCCCCGTCCAACACGCTCTGAGCCGCCCTGTAGCGTCTGACGCCCACTGCTGCGATCCGGACGGGCTCCTCAGCCGCAAGAAACCATTGGCTGTAGGCGGACGGGTCCGGGATCGTGTCGGCCGTCGCGTTGGCGAAGTCGGCGCCAAGAGCCGGGTCCGTCAGAAATTCCTCCGGCGTCGCCAGAACAGCAGATGCAAAGCACCGGCAATTTGGCGCATCAGGCAGATCCGGCAAGACCTCCCCATCGTCGGCGACGAAGCTCCCATCAGGCTGCCGATCATACCGCTTGCCGTGGCGCAGCGCGTGCTCCGGCCGCGTGTTCTGGTCCAGGGTCGCGATGATTTCCTGGGCCCCGATCAGGTCGCCCGCCTGTTGCACGGTCCGCTGTTGGGCAAGCTCCCCGATGCGCCGGCCCTCGGTCCGGGCGATCCGCTGCGCCTTGTAGGTGATCCCTTCTGTGAGCGGCTTCAGTCGGGCCCGCAAAGCAGACAGACCTTCACCCTCGGCAAGCCCTTGGGTGAGTTCGCTTCGCAAAGCATCACGCGTGGGGCCCTCCCAGCTTCGGAGCCGTTCATCCCACGCCATGCCCCCGGGGCCCTTGTGGTCGAGCCAAGCCTCGATGTCCTGTTGCGAGGGCGGCTGAAAGGTCATCTCAGCCAAAGCCGCCTCCCACTCTTCGGCGCTCATCTTCGGCTTGGCTGGCTCATCGGCGATCCGCTCTTGAAACACACCGATCGCTCGGAACCATCGCCGGGGCACCGTTTGGGCGAAGCCGCCAAGCGCCCGGGCATGGGCGTCCTGCGCCAGTTTGGCGAACCGGCGACGGATGATGAACGCGGCGGATTGGAACGCCTCATCTACAAGCCGCATGGCGGGGTCCTGCCAGGCGTCCGGCTGATCTGCCGCAAGTCCGACGAGCCCGCGGAACAACTCGTTGAACGGATGCTCAAGGGCGCGCACGAGCCGCTCTACGTCCGCGTGCATTTCGATGCGGTCGCGGTGCCAGATGGAGGCGAGGCGTTGGTCAATCGCGGTTGGCATTTTCACCCCTCCCCTGCAAACCGCCCACCGACCGGCGAGAATGACGGCTCGTCTTCACCGTCCTCGTCGTCGTCATCAACGACGGGGTTCACTATTACGTTCAGCGTTCCATCGTCCAACACGCTGAGCTTGAGTTCATCCGCCAAGCTGATCTGGTCAATGATCAGCGTCCGGCGTTGCTGGCTGTAGACGACGCGCATGATCAGTCTCCCGGTTCTGGTTTATCGCCTGGGTCACTATTTGGCCCCTGTCCGAACGCCCCGCCAAACGGCGACGGCGGCACTGGGTATCCGCTCTCTTGGTCGGCCTCCTCTTCCATGTTCTCCTTCTCGGCCTTATAGTCGAGGTTGTGCCGGCTGGCCAATGTCTGCTTGCTCATCGCCTTGTTCGTCACGAGGATCTGGTCGGCCTGCGCGTCCTTCAGCCGGTCGCGAGTTCGCACGCTGGGGCCCTGGGCTACGATGTCCACAAGATCGATCGCCTCTTGCGGCAAGACGCCGGATGCAACCGCGTGCTCGCGAGCATGCGTTAGGACCTCCTCATCGTACGCGATGGTATCAGCCTGGGCGCGCTCGAATGCCTTGACCGCCGGACCCTCCGCTACCATGGTTGAGGCATAATTGGCGTTGGATGCGTCCGAGGTCAGCATGAACTCCGGCATGCAGACCCGGCTCGCGACGGCGCGAAGCTCGGCTTGGATGCCGGCGATTTGCTGGGCAATCTCCGGAGCCGGCGGATACTCGAATTCCGTCTGTGCTCGAACGTGGCGCACGGTCCCGGGCCGCACACGCTGGTAATCCGTCGTGTCGCCCTTGCTGCTCGTTACGCTGATGTCAGTCTTTCCGTCCAGATACGATTGCACCTGAGCTTGGGTTGCCCCCAGGTGCCTTTCAATCCACGGCGTCATTGAGCGGCTTGTCGCGAGAATGCTGATCGACCTGAGAAGCGTCAACGCCCTTCGCAGATTCGTTCGGACTGGGTAGAACAACGGCACGCCGCGAGGGCTGGCGAGGTCCACGTTGTCCTTTCGGTGCTGAACTTCGTTCGCTTCGATGAATTCACTGTTCACGAAGTATCCCACAGCCGTCTCTGCGTCATCAGGATCGAACTCGATGCCGTAGCGGACGTTTGGATTGCCCGACTGGCTGGCGGGCGTGGTGATATGCTCGGGCTCG